CAAGACTGCGGAATAAGGAGAAAGCCCATGAACGTCATACATAAAACACGCCGTCTGGGCTACGCGGGTGACCCCCGCGTCCCCTTCGCCTGGGCCGGCTGGAACGATGCCCTAAACGGCAAGCCCATGGACTATTACCTGCTGGACCGCGCCCCCTCTGTGGCCTGCGCCCATGCCTACGAAACAGCCCGCTTCCGTGTCATAGCGCTGCGCGATGCCGGGCTGACGGCGCCGCGCTGGAACAGCATGAAATCGGTCCCTGGGGCCATCCATGCCGCCCTATCACTGTCCAACAGCCTCCAGGTCATGTCCCGCAATGAAGGCACACCATACTGGCCCACAGGCAGCAATTACTGGAGGCCAGCAGCATGATCACCACCAGGATCGACACCACCGCCAAAAACCTTGTCAGGCTGCTGGACGCCCTCGACCTGCACACCGAAGATTTCGCCGCCCTGGCAGGCATCCACCGCGCCACAGCATTCCGCTGGATCGGCGCCCAGGCCCCCGTGCCGGTCAGCGTCATCCGCATGCTGGAACTGATGCTTGAGAAGAAGGAAAAGGCCGCATGAGCGAACAGGAAAAAGATGCCGTAGAAATTTTGATGTTCGCATGTGCTGTCGTCGAACAGGTGGCAAAAATAGGCGAGAAAAGGGGCTTTGATGGGCAGGCAATCACTATCGCGCTGGCACAAGCCTTGGCGATGTCCATTGAAATGACCGGCAAGCCCGGCTGCAAGCAAAGCATTGCCGCTGACATGGCAGCCATCGTGGCTGCCTTCCCACCAATCAGCGATGATCAACCCATGAGCGAGGCCGTACACTGATGAGCAACGAACCCGAATGCACACACGACAAAAGCTCGGAGTGCGGCGCAACCATTTTTGAATTTGTGCAGTACGCAATACAAGAAAATAAACATGTCCCTGCCGACATTGCGATAGGATTGTTGAAAGCTTATCTCGCCGTGCTGGCGACATATGCAGAAACGCAACATATTCCGTCGATGATACAAGAAGCATGCGATTATTTGGGAAAAGTCCGTGTCTTGAAAGACGGGGAAATTCATACAGGAAATGGAGAAACACACTAATGACCACAGAACCAGAATGGGGCTATTGGCTTGATCAGCCCGGCGGCACCTGGATCATGCTGCCCAAGCTGCCTCTGACCCGCGCTGGCTTCACGCAACCGCCCTTCAGCGTCACCCGGCCTGACGGCAAAGTGCTGAATGTGGTTGAGAAGGATAAAAGTGGTTAAGCATCTCATTTTTATCTTGTCGCGCGGCGCGACTAGCTGGTAGAAGATTTTCACGGCAATCGCGCCGCCAGATGGAGATATTGAGATGACCTTCCACTTCGCAAACCACATCGGCTACTCTGACGTAAACCCCTTTGAGATCGTGCGCCGCGTCAGCGCAAAGACCCTCGAAATTCGCGAAATGAACGCAGAGCGCTCCAATCCCGCCGAAGACATGGGCTTCCAGCCCGGCGGCTTCGTCGGTCATTTCTCCGACCAGCACAAGCAGGAATGGACCATCACCAGCAACCCAGAAGCCCGCACAATCCGCATCCGCCTGCAAAAGGATGGCAAGTGGCGCTGCAAGCACGGTGAACGCTTTGTTTTGGCCGTGAAGCCGGTTAAATTTTACGATTACAACTTCTGAACCTTACGGGGGCTTAGGCCCCCACCTTCCCTGGAGATATTGAGATGAACACCGACACTGACATCATCATCACCGCCCTGGCCGTAGATTTTGGCAAGCCCGGCCTTTCCACACGCCGCGCCATTTCCCAGGCCGAAGTGCTGGAAGCCATCGCCGCACTGCCCACCGCCAAAAAGCGGGTGCGCGTCTACAGCGAGCAGGGCTTTGTCCCTAATAGCTACCGCAACCGCTGCATGATCCAATACGTTGAAGCCTACCTCACTGATGGCGAGTGGGTCTGGTCAACAGGCTGGACCGGCGCACAACGCAGCCGTGGTCACGGCACCCGCGTGGTGGTGCAGTAATATCTCCCACAAGAACCCGCTGGAACCGTCCAGCGGGTTTCACTATATTCAGGGTAGGAGGCCATAAACATGCCGCGCCCCAAAAAGATACAGACCGAAGCCGCACCAGCAAAGAAAAAAGCCGGGCGGCCAGCCTTGTACTCAAAAGACCTTGCAGATCAAATAGTTACACGCATGATCGAAGGCGAAAGCTTGGTCGCAATCTGCCGCGATGAGGCGATGCCTTCGCGGGCGACAATTTACAGATGGATTGACGAGAACCCCGATTTTGATGCACGGTGCGCGCGCGCGCGAGAAGGCCTTGCGGATTATCTCGTTGATAAAATTGAGCAAATGGCCGCAGAAACGACTGAGGATAACCATCAGTCAATGAAAGTAAAGATTTCTACGGCGCAGTGGCGGGCGATGAAGATGGCGCCAAGGATATATGGGGAGCGCCGGATTCAGGAGAATACCGGCCCCGGCGGTGGGCCGCTCCAGACTGAGACTAAAGTGGCGTTTGATGCCTCAGCGCTGACGCAGGAACAGCGAGATGTTTTGCGGGCTGCACTGCTGGCTGCAAAAGGAAAGGGATGATTATGGAAGATGAATGGGAACAAGCTAAAGAAGGCGATGCTTGGTTTGATCACATGTGTCCGACTGAGCTTCATGTCATAAGGTTCAAAGCAAACGAAAGTTTGAACCTTATTGATTTTGAATTTAGCTCGAGCAGGGGTAAAAATTACAGATTGCTATTAGATGAAGATACAGTGAGGGACATGCACGAAGCGCTGGGTGAATGTATCGCGCGTTTCCGATATTGGAATATGTGATGGCTATTCTGCGTTTTGGCGCCGATGAAATTGATCCCGATGATATGTTGGCAGAGCTTGACCGGGTTGAGTGTGAAGAGAACCTGTACGACTTCCTGATGAGCGGCTGGCAGTACATCGACCCCTCGCCATTCACCCCTGGCTGGGTGATCGAGGCCGTGGCAGAGCATCTCCAGGCCGTCTGTGACGGCGAGATCAGGCGCCTGCTGGTCAACATCCCGCCGCGCTGCTCCAAGTCTTCCTTGACCTCCGTAGCCTTCCCTGCGTGGGTCTGGGCGCAGCGCCAGCGCAGCCCTACCAGCGGCCCTGGCGTCCAATTCCTGCATGCTTCCTATGCCCAGAGCCTGTCCTTGCGTGACAGTGTGAAATGCCGCCGCCTGATCGAGTCGCCCTGGTATCAGCGCCTATGGGGCGACCGCTTTGGCCTGACCGGCGATCAGAATACCAAGACCCGCTTTGACAACACGCTGGGCGGCAGCCGCCTCTCCACCTCAGTGGGATCAGCGCTGACCGGCGAAGGCGGATCGATTATCGTGGTGGATGATCCCAATGCTGCCCAGGAAGCCTTCAGCGAAGCCACCATTGAAGCCACCATCGAATGGTGGGACGGCGCCCTCAGCACCCGCTTGAACGATCCCAAGACCGGCGCCTTCATTGTGATCCAGCAGCGCCTGTCCGAAGAAGACCTGACCGGCCACATCCTCAGCAAAGACGCCGACAACTGGACGCACCTGTGCCTGCCCATGCGGTATGAGCCTGACCGCTCATTCGTCACCAGCATTGGCTGGCAAGACCCGCGTGAGGAAGCCGGGGAGCTTCTGTGGCCTGAGCGCTTTGGCGAGCCTGAAGTGGTGTCACTTGAGAAGTCCATGGGGCCATGGACCGCTGCCGGTCAGCTTCAGCAGCGACCCGAGCCCAAGGGCGGTGGTATCATCAAGCGCGACTGGTGGCAGCTTTGGACCGAAGACGCCTACCCGGCCATGGACTATATCGTGGCCAGTCTGGACACCGCATACACCACCAAGACCGAAAACGATTTCTCTGCCATGACCGTCTGGGGCGTGTTCTCTGGCGATGTCGTGGCCCAGGCCGCCAAGACCGAGAACGGCGGCAATGTGGAGCGCAGCTATGGCCAGCAGCACCCGCGCGTGATGCTGATGCAGGCATGGGCGGAGCGCCTGGAGCTTCATGATCTGGTGGAAAAGGTGGCCTCTACCTGCCGCCGCATGCGCGTGGATAAGCTGATCATTGAAAACAAGGCCGCCGGGCATTCTGTGGCCCAGGAGCTTCGCCGCCTGTTTGGCCATGAAGATTGGGGCGTCCAGCTTCTGGACCCAAAGGGCCAGGACAAGCTTGCCCGGCTGTATTCCGTCCAGCACCTCTTTGCCGAGGGCATGGTCTATTCGCCCGACCGATCCTGGGCCGATCAGGTGATCTCCCAGGTCGGTACCTTCCCCAAGGGCAAGCATGATGACCTTGTGGATACTGTCTCCCAGGCCATCAGGCACATGCGTGACCTGGGGCTGCTGACCCGTGGCCCCGAATGGACAGCTTCCATCGAAGAGGGCATGCAGCATCGCGGGACGAACCCTGCGCCGCTATACCCCGCCTAATCTGTTGCGACTGCCCGGCCATGTGTGCAATATGGCCAAGATCAGAGGGAAAGCCCTATGCCTTTAGTCCCTGGCCTTAGCCCGTCTATCCGTGAACCCGCCCCCGAGGCGCCTGAGATGTTGCCCGGCGGCGATGTGGTGGTCATGGAAGCCGATGAGGGTGTGGATCAGCCGCAGACCGATGACGCAGGCAATATCCTGTCCATTGAGCATCCTGATGGCAGCATCACGGTGCGGATCGATGGCCAGCCGCTTGAAGCCGCAGGCAGCAAGAAAGAAACCGGCTGGTTCGACAATCTGGTCGATCAGATCGGCGACATGGAACTAAGCCGCATCGCCGAAGACCTGATGCGCGGCATCCGCGACGACATCCAAAGCCGCAACGAGTGGATCGAAGATCGCGCCGTGGGCATGAAGCTCCTTGGCCTGAAGATTGAACTCCCTAGTCTGTCTGGCGCCTCCGATGGTGCGCCGGTCGAAGGCATGTCCAAGGTGCGGCATCCGTTGCTGCTTGAGGCAGTGCTGCGCTTTCAGGCCAATGCGCGCAGTGAATTGCTGCCGACCGATGGGCCGGTGAAGATTAGGAACGATGACAACGACCCAAGCCTTGAGGAAGATCGGCTTGCTGATGCGTTGCAGCGTGATCTCAACCACTACCTGACGGCGGTGGCCACCGAATATTACCCAGACACTGATCGCATGCTGCTGATGCTTGGCTTCGGCGGCACCGCGTTCAAGAAGATTTATTTCTGCCCGCTGCGCAATCGTCCCGTTTCCGAAACGGTTGATGCTGACGATCTGATCGTCAACAACAGCGCGACCGATCTAAACAATGCTAAGCGCATCACGCACCGCACATATTTGAAGCCAAGCACTGTGAAACGCTTGCAGATATTGGGCGTCTATCGCGACATCGATCTAAGCACACCCAATCCAATCAGCCTTGATAGTGTCCAGCGTGAAGAGCGCACCCAGGAAGGCATCTCAGCTTCAGTTGATAATCCTGAAGATCGCGACCGCGAAATTTTTGAGTGCTACTGCGAACTGAACATCAATGGCTTTGAGCATACATACAAAGGCAAAGAGACTGGCCTAGAAATTCCGTATCGTGTGACGATTGACACATCTTCCAAGAAAATCCTGTCGATTGTTCGCAACTATGATGAAGATGATGCGGAGCTTCCAGAAGCGCGCTGCCCATTCGTGAAGTACACCTTTGTGCCGGGCTTTGGCTTCTATGACCTGGGCCTGCTGCATATTCTCGGTAACACGACAAACGCGGTGACTGCTGCGTGGCGTGAGCTTCTTGACGCGGGGATGTACGCCAACTTCCCCGGCTTCCTGTTTGCTGACGCTGGCGCGCGGCAGAACACCAACATCTTCCGTGTGCCGCCGGGCGGTGGCGCCTTGATCAAGACCAATGGCATGCCGATCCAGCAGGCCATCATGCCGCTGCCGTACAAGGAGCCTAGCCAAGCCCTGATGGGGCTGGTTGAGAACATTGCGCAGACTGGTCAGCGCCTGGGCGGTGTCAGTGAAATGCAGGTGGGCGAAGGCCGTGCTGATGCGCCTGTTGGCACTACGCTGGCGTTAATTGAGCAGGCGCAGAAGATTCTGAACAGCGTTCACAAGCGCATGCATTCAGCGCAGGCGCATGAATTCAAGCTGCTGGTTGAATGCTTCCGTGAGAACCCAAGCAGCTTTTGGCAGCGGAATCGCAAGCCTGCCTATCCATGGGATGAGCAGAGGTTCTTGCAAGCCTTGGACAATGCAGAGTTGGTGCCGCAGGCCGATCCCAATACTGCCAGCCACACGCAGCGCCTGATGAAGATCATGGCGCTGAAGCAGCTTCAGCAAGCGCAGCCTGGACTGTATGATCCGATTGCGATTGATACTGCGGCTTTGCAGGCGATTGGTTGGAATAACCCTGAGCAATTCTTTGCGCCGAAGGAAGCGCAGGGCAAGCCGCCGCCTGAACTGATGAAGGCCCAGGCCGAGCTTCAGATCAAGAACAAGGAAGTCGATATCAAGGCCATGGAAGCCCAGGCGCGGGCGCAGAAGATGCAGGCCGATACGGCGTTGGAGACACAGCAATCTCAGATTAATCAGGCCATGCATGAGCAGCGCATGGGCCTGGATGTGTCCAAGTTTAAGGTGCAGACTGGCCTTGAAGAGCGGGCTATGGGGGCAAAGACCGATGAAGCTATCGCCCGTGAACGCCTACAGCTCATTGACTTGGCGCAGAACCTTGCAGTGCATCCAGAGAGTGCGCCGGTTGTGGCGCCGCTTGTGCGGCCTGCTTTCCAGGCGGTGACGGAGCGCGAGCTTGAAGAGAAAGCGCGGCGCAATAATCTGCCGCCGCTACCAGGGCTTGGTGGAGGACAACCACAATGAACTTTGATCCAAGCGCAGCAATCATGCGCGCCCTTATGGTAACGCGGCCTGGGGCTGCTGCCGGTGGCCAGCAAATGGCTTCCGGGGCGCCTGCTAAGGGCTTCCAGGGCGCTGAAGGCGGCATGCCGCAGGGCGGCGATGGTGGCCAGCCTACTGTCATGGGGCGGCCCGACAGCGAGGCTGCTGGCGCGCCTGCCAAGGGCTTTCAGCCAATGGAGGGCGGGCAGCAGCCGCCTCCGTCCTACATGCAGACGCAGGGCTACAGCCAGCCTCAGACGCAAGGCTACAGCCAGCCTCAGACGCAATCTGCGCCCCCTGCTGATATGTATGCGCGCTTGGCACAGAACATTCAGATGGCGCAGCCTGCGTATCGTGCGTACCAGCCGACTGATTTTCGCGCCGCGCCCAGGCAGCAGTATCAGTTTGATCCGGCGACTGACCCATCGCGCATTGTGCTGGCAAAGCTTGCTGAGAGGGCGGCGAAGGATAAGGCTGACGCTGAGGCTAAGGCAACAGCGGCTGCAACTGATGATTCCTGGCGCTATGAGCAGGATTGGAATCAGGGGAACGGCTGAACCATGAACCACGATCCGCGCAAATCTATCAGGCAGGCTATGATGATTGCGCGGCGCGAAGTGACTGCGCCCAATAAGGCATCGATCAAGGGGCAGCGGCACATTCTGGCGTACATCACGCCCTATGAAGCCGAGCTTCTGATGCGGCGCGGTGGTTCTGGTCGCCTGACCGAATATGGTGTGCCTGCGTTTGATGATGGCGATGGTGATGGCGGCGGTCCCGGTGGTGATAACGACAACAGCACCAATGACACCGACAACGCGGCGGATACCCCTGGCGCTTTTGATACGCCTGATACGCCAGATGCGCCGGATCAGGAGGAAGAGCAGCAGCAAACGGCCCCACCATCGTTAGGCCCCCCAGGCAATCTTAGCGCGTTGAGTACTCCAGACCCTGGCCCACCAAGTGGCCCGCATTCAGGGTTTGGTAGTGCTATGAGCCAAGACCCAGAGGGTACGCCCGCTGCTGCCAATATGAATACGGCTGTGAACTCCCAGCAGCAGGGCTACGGCGTTGGCATTGCCGACACGGGCGGTGTGGCGCCGACAGGCTTTGGCGCTGCTCCCGGCATTGCTGAAGCGTTGGACGCCTATGACAAGGGGATCATCGGCTTTGGCCCTGCGCTGGGCTATGCGGCCTTGTCTGCGTTCTCCCCGCCTGGGCTTGAGTTTGGACAAGTAACGGATGAGGTGGGCAACCAAGCTGTCGGCGGTCGCGGCAACATTGGCGGCGCGATTGGTGGTATTGCTGGCATGGCTTCCGGCGTTCCTGGCGCGGGGACTGTGGGCGGCATGATTGGTTCCCAGGTTGCTGATGCGCTTGGGGTTCCTAGCCACACATTTTCTTTTGCTAATGGCGGCGCTGTTGGTTATGCCGATGGCGGCATGCTGGGCGATGACCCCACGGTGCAGCAGGCGCTTTCCTATACCAGGAAAGTAAACCCGATGGGGCTTTACAGCCATGCCGCCGATGTTGCGGCCAATCTGCCTCAGCAAAAAGGCACACCGCAGCAGATGCTTTCAATGCTGACTGCGCGTGGCGTTAAGCCGGATGAAATCAATAATTCCGGCGCGCAAGACTCATTCGGAAATCAAAAGACCGTGGCCAAGCAGGATTTGGTCGCGCATTTCCAGCAAAACATGCCTAATATTCAAGAGAAAAAACTTATACCCAGGCCATCATGGGGGCGTTTGGCGGCATCAAATCATGACCCCGAAATTTATGCGGCGGCTGCTTTTCCAGCTAAATTTTTTGAATGGACAACGGCTTATATGGAGGATAAAAATCCAGAAGATATTGATTATCGTGAAATATTGCTTCATTCGCAGCCCCATTGGAATGAAAATGCAATAAATGATTGGCTTGAAACTCAAGCTTACAATAAAGCGTCTGATTTTGGCGCCATAAGCTCAACAGACGATTGGAATAATCTTCCTGAAAATGAAAAAAATAAATTTACGAAGGACGCAGAACAAAGACTTAATTATCTAAAAACTACACTAGACTTCAAAAACAGGAGCGAAAGAAGTGCGCTTTTAGACCCGGATAAAAATTTCTTCAGCACCCATTGGGCTGTGCCAAATGTAATTGGCCACATTCGCATGCATGACAGGGATGGTGAAGATACGCTGCACGTTGAAGAATTGCAGAGCGATTGGGGGCAGGCCAAGCGTAATGGTGAGGATGTTCCTGAGCATCCGTTGATCAACAACACAAACACCTGGACCGATCTTTTGCTGAAGCGCGTTTTGCGTGAGGCGGCTCGCCGTGGGTATAAGCGCATCGCTTGGACACCAGGGCAGGAGCAGGCGGAAAGGTACGATCTGAGCCAGCAAATTCATCAATTAAATTATGATCCAGAAGATAAAGTGCTTTCCTATTATCACAAGGATCGCGGATGGGATGATCTTCCACGGCGCGTTAATCCTGATGAAATACAAAAATATGTTGGAAAAGAGATTGCTAAAAATCTTCTTTCACAACCACCAAGCCCATTGAATGGAAGCCATTCCCTAGAAATAAACACGCAAGTCGGCGGCGAAGGCATGAGGGCCTATTACGACAAAATTGTTCCCGCGCGCATGGCGGAAATAACGAAAAAGCTTGGCGCCCCGGCTAAGGTA